ATCATCATTTCAGCTTGTTCAGAACCTGGAGTCATACCCCAGTCTTGTAAATCTGAATAACCAGGACCAGTGTAATGATCTAGGTAGAAAGATTCATATTCACCAGTAATAGGATTAGTAAAACCTTCGTTAGTGTCTGTAAAAGCACCAGCAATAGGGTTATAGCCAAAGTTATAATCAGCAGCCGCACCAAACAAACCACCAAATGGTACAAAGTTCATTAATCCTTGGAACATTGAACGACCACCAGTTAGGTAGTCTTGGTAGTCTTGGTCTGTAGGTGTAAAGTCACTGTCACCCCAGCTATCGCTATTGTCACCGTCACCAGAAGATATGTTAGTACCAGGTATTGTAGGTGTTGAAGGAGTGTCACGAGTGCCATCCCAATCAGGCGTCCAAGAACCATCACCACCGCTCATTCCTAATTGAGCTAGAGCATAGTCAAGATTACGTCTTGATAGTCCTTTTTCTGGAGTATCACCTAATTGTCCAGCACCAAACTGTAAGTTAGCTAGAGGTGATTGAGCTTGTTCAACAAGATAATCTGTATTGTCTGAAATTGCATCAATACTAGATTTTAACCAGTCAGTTGTATTATTTTGCTGTGTACCACCTACCAGACCAGGACCTAAATCACCTTGTTCAGGAATCATAGGACCACCTATATCTGGAGCTAGTTTAAATATACCAACGGTTCCAACATTCTCCAAATTAACCTTTGGTCTGCTAAAAGCATCACCTTGACCAGTAGAGTTTAAGTAGTCCTCTAAAGCACTGATGTATGAGCTACTGCCTGTAAGTTCTTCACCATTTAAAGTGTAGTTAACCACATCCGCTGTAGAAATATGAGGAGGTTTAAACCCAGACATATCAAGATTACCTTGACCAGGAATCTTACCACCGCCTCTTTCAACTAAACCACCTCCTATGGGAGCCATATCAGCAGGTGTGTCTAAAGTAACAGACATGGTAGGCATACTAGGCTTAACAGAATAGCCACTGTGTGGAGCTGTCCACGTCTCACCAGTCTCAGGATTAGTTAGCTCAGTTAAAGCTTGAAAATACCCCATACCAAGGTCAGGGGTTTGAACCCAATCAGGTACATCACCATATTCATCTATGTAACCCTTTCCTAACATACCCATATTCTTATAACGTAGCCGCAGCTATCATTTCTCCAGTCACACTTAGATTACCAGACGCATCTAGTTTCATCTTATTAACACCAGATACAGCAAAGTACAAGACACCTCCTGTTTCTGTTACTGTCCAAGTACCTAAGTCAGCTACAGACATCTGGAATGTTTCAGAGGCATTACCGTTTAAATCAGCTTTAGAGTTAACAGCGGTCTTAACAGCTGTAAATTCAGTATTAAAGTCATCACCAGATATAATCCCTGCTGCTGCGTCTTTACCAGCCCAATCTACTTGTAAGTTATAACTCGACATAATCTTTTCCTATATTAACGTATCTTTCCTTGTTTAGCCCATACAATCATATTCTGTAAAGAAGGCTTGAATCCCTTAACAGTACCAGTCATACCAAGTCTTAATACTTTGGCTGATTTAGCTAATGATAATTTGTATTCTTTTGGTTGTTCAGAGGCAGAGAATCTTGAAGTACCCCAGATAGCAGTTGATGTTCCCCACCTAGCTACAGAAGATCCACTACCTAAATCAAATGATGCTGAGTCAGCTATATTGCTGTAGTCTCTATACCAGTTTAAAGTAGCTGTCATATTAAAGCCACCTGTAATTGTAAGTAACATTCTCTTTAGAATCTTAGCAGCACTAGGATTACCAAAGTCTAACCAAGTTGTTTTAAAGCTAGACTGATAGGTATTGTTCGTATCACTCCAACATTTAGAGTTAGTTGACTCCCATGTATTATCAGCAGCCTCACATACTGTTTGATTTGCGTAAGTAGCCGTTACATCTGTCTTCTCAACATCATAAAACTCATCATAATCAGCAACTCTACCTTCATAAGTATCAGCACCAAGACCAATATACAAAGTACCATCAGTTACAGATAGTAATGATTTAGGCGTTTTCTTAGACTCAAACTCCCAAGTTGTTATTCTTGGAGCGTTACCTGCTTGACCTTTAAAGTCAAAGACATAAGCAATGTTTCTATCTGGAAAAGATAATAAGTAATAACCGCCACATAAGCAATACTGACCTTTAACTAAGTCCATGTCAGCATTAACAATATGTTGAGTTATCTCATCTTTAATATTCAAAGATAAATCAGTCAATGGCATCTTATCTTGTGTCTTTGTTCTTTGTAATGAACGAACACCAGAGTTAGACAAGAAGACAATATCATCACCTAGGGCTTGTATTGAATCTCTAGCAACACAACCTACACCTCTTACAACTTCATCTAATGCCATGTTATTAGTGTCATCAGGATTATTGTAAACAGCAATGTTACGCTTACCAAAGATAACAAGCTTACCCATAAAGTTAGCTAGAGCAACAACTTTATCACCACCCCATACAGTCTTCATATCTACATAACCAGCAGCACCTGTTTGGAACTTATGTCCGATTAAAGTATCAGAGTAATAAACAACATCATCAGCTTCAGCAACACCAGCAGCCCATAATCTACCAAAAGAACCTAAACAACAAGTGGGGTTAAATGTAGTTACACCAGAGGGTGCTGAGAAACCAGAGGCATCCTCTAAATCCATCCAGTTAGTACCATCAAAGTAAATAGGTTTATGACCGTCTTGTACCCCATAGAAGTTATCATTGAAGTTACGGAACTCCCAGTTACCGTCAGTTAATGTCTGAGGCGTACCTGTGAATGTTTGAGCATCTAATGTGTACGGTGTGTTAGATGTATTTAGTTTATAAATCTTATCATTAGCACCAGCATAGATAGTTGAACTACCTGTAGCATTTCTATATTCGCCTAATGATTTAACAATATAGTTATTTGATGTATCAGAACCGATCAAGTCAGAGATTTGTCTAATACCCTTTCTTGTAGTTACATTACCTTTCTCATCCAGCATTACATTCTCAGCTTCAGTTAACCATTGTGGCTCTAAGCTAGACGGAGACGATTGTTTATTTAAACCGTATATTCCGATTGAGTCTAATACTAGGGGTTGGATAGGAGCTGCCATTACTGTACGTACCAATCCGATTCATATTGAGTATTACCACTATCAAGCATAATAGCTTGGTTTAGTGCTTCCTTGTACTCTTGACCTACTACATTAGTTTGAGTACCACCATCTTCACCTCGCTCAGCAATAGCTCTCATCCAAGCACCTAACACAACAGGTTTGGTTGGAACTTTAACAACAGTGCTAGCTGTAGTCATATCATCTTGATACTTAACAATATCAAACGATAGTGTTTGAGCAGAGTTAGGTATAGGTTCTAAATCTACCTTTAGGTTGTTTGAACTATCAGCACCATTAAAGGCATAATACAAAGGGTCTCCAGAGTTTGAAGATGGATATTTAGCTGAGTTAATGTATTGTCTTGATACCTGTACTAAATGATTACCTTGTGTTTGATTAATAACATCAACAATCTTTAGCTCTTGACCAGAAGATAAGCTGTAGTTCCTAGTACCAGATACAGTAGTAACATCAACAGTCTCACGTAGCACAAGCCAGTCGTGATATGATTCTATGTTACGCTTAGCGTCATTAACTAAAGAGCCGATAACCTTCTGATAATCAGTTACACCAGTGGCATCATTTAAAGCTCCAGTCCAGTCAGAGTCGATTGTATCTTCTCTTAATCTGATTAGAACTTCATTGATTAATGTTCTGAAAGTTGCCATAGTTTCTCCGTAGATAAGTCACTGTGTTGTCTGTGTACCAGGCACTTTAGTGACATTATAATACAATTTATTCAGTTAAATCAATTACTTAGAAGTCTTTTTCTTTACTGGCTTCTTAGCTGCTGGCTTCTTAGCTACTGGTTTTTTAGTTGTTACTTTGTATCTTAACATATCATTCTCCGTTGTTATTGTTTAGGTTGAGGGCAACGACAATCACACGGTTTAGCTTGGTTTGTCATCATCATAGAACCCATCATCTGTTGAGGCATTTGCATCATTTGGTTAAAGAAGGCGTAAGAAGCTAAACTAATAGTTACACCACCAAGGAATACTAAAATACATTTATTTACTTTCATTTACTTAACCTATGTTAATTTGTTACTTAACATCTTAATCTCTACAAGCCTTGATGTATATACATTTCTTTAATTTCTGCGCACTTCTTACTTAACTTGTTCAAAAGTATTACATTACGCTTAAACTCGTTTATGTCAGTAGTATAGTTCATCGTCCTTTAGCGATAGACGCACCAAAGTACATCTCTACAATTAATGTCGCCCACTCAAACACTTCAGTCAGTTTAAGCATTCCTGTTACTGTTATATACTCTACCTTATCGGGAGTTATCTCAAAACCAAGTAAACTGAATCCTTCAATCACAGTTGGTATTAC